GCCATCAAAAATCTTAAGTTGATTAACACCAGATGTATTATCATACCACAACTGTCCTTCAACAGGATTGTCAGGTGCGCTGTCGTTGGCAAAGTTTTCTAATAAATGTAAAAAGTTTTCAGCAATAATTGTGCCGTAACCAGTAATATTACGTCCTGGAAATTGCAAGGATGTACTGTTATTAATGGTATTATCTTCTACCGTTAGTGCTGGTTTATCTAAATTTGTTGAATCTGTATATCTAACTTGGTATGACATAATTAAGCCTCATTGAAACCAGTTAAACTCTGTACACGAACAGTATAATCAATTTGAATTAATCTGTTAAGTGACTTTTGTACTGGGTGGAAAATAACATGAGTTAGTAATCTACCGGTTCCGGTAGGATCATAACTTCTTAGACCTAATTCATCAAACACATATTCGCCGTCGGTGTATGTAGCATTGTCAAATGCGTCCTGATTGCTAGGCTCGCCGTAGTCTAATAAACAAGTGATTAAAATATCTGTGTAATTTGTACCAGTAACATGACGTGTTTCTATCTTATTTCTTGTTGGATCTAGGTTATTAGTGCTTCTATCATCAACTACTTTGGTATATGTTTCATTGTATAGACTAGCGTTGGACCCTGTACTGTTAGGAGTTAGGTATGTAATAACTCCTGTTGGATCTACTGATGTGCCGCCGTTGCCAAATACCATTTCATAAATGAATCCTTGGCCTGCATTTGCGAGACTTTCTGCTAATGCTATACTCATATTTTCGTAGTGAATAGCGTTTTTCTTATCAATAAAGACTTCCTTAGTAGTTGGATCATATATTTTAATATGTCCTACTACTCGGATTCCTGAATTTTCATTTGGTTTTGTTGTCATGTTAAAATCACCTGTATTCTATATTTATCGAGGCAAATTCGCTGCCTTAGCACGAACGAATTTTGCTTGGTCTGTTTGCGAATTCACTAGACTTTCGCCCTGTGCTACCCAAACTTTTCCTACTTTCTTCTGTACTATAACTTTAGAACCTTTCATTGGAGGTTCTGTTAAACGTACATAAGCACCTACATTTTTGTTTACTGCAAATTCTGCTTGTAATTGCTTGTCACCGCTAGGACTATCTGGGCCTAAACTTTCGTCCCAAATAGTGATTGGAGTTTTACGCAGTCTAGTACCTGCTACAAACACCTCAATGTCCATGCCTTCCCAGTACTCTAACGGAATACTTGTGTAATCTAATACTGTACCTGTACCCGAACCCACTGCGGTTGCAATAAATTCTGTACCTACTGTATTTGCAGTTGCACCAATACTCATATAATCGGTAGTTCCAACAGTATTAATTTTGTATCCTCTACCAGGCTGTATGTCAGTTACACTAATTTCTGTAGTATCTTTATACCAACCTACTGCTGTTTTTGGGTTTGGTAGCGGAGCAAAAGGTAATAATATTTGAACATATCTAATTGCTTCTGGAGCCACATAACTGGTTTGTGCCACTGTGACTGGGCCCACCGAGAACGAAGGATTTAATACAATTAAATCGTATGCTCCAACAACTTCTGGTTGTGTAATGAAAGTTAATTTTGTACTGTTAATATAAGTTGTCTTACATACTGAACGGCTGTGTGTGCCAATCATTTCCCCTGTGCTTACTGATAATATTACAGGAGAACCGCTGATGCTTTCACTGACTGTAATATAATACTCGTCTGTAGTAGGATCCTGACCATAAGTTAAAACATAATAAGAAGTTGTTGTTTCAATGCCACCAAAAACTGCGCCGGTGAATACTATTTCTTTTCCTTCATATATTCTATCAATTGAACTTACAATAATTTCTCCTGCTGAATTAATTTCAGCGGCTGTAAAATTAACAGTTAATGTTGGATCGCCGACTATTACCTGTACATTTTCTTTGAATCCGCTACCAGTTACTGTTGCAACTTGTGTTCCTAACGGGAATGCAGTATTATTATTAAAATTATACTTGACAGAAGTTACTGACATTCCAAGACTATTTTCAAAAACTTCCGAACCCTGACTATAGCCGCCAGCAACTAAAACAACTGTTTCTGTTTCATCTTTGTAAGGAATAGTCTGTCCTACGCTGGCGTCAATTACCATTGTTCCTAAAGCGTGTGTCTGCGGAATACCTGTACCTAATGTACCTCTTCTTAGATACCTAAGTGTGTTTCCAGATTTTTCAAGATACTCGATACGCTCTTTATCAATGATAATAATACCAGGTTGATTTTGATTTCGCAAAGGTTCAACTAAATTAGAAGCATCAACTAATTCAATTTTAGTATCATAATAGTTCAATGGTTGTGCCAAATAGGTAGTTGCATCTGCATCTAGTCTCTTATAGAAAGTTCTATTCAATAAATCCTTAAAGATTCTGTAACCAAATGGACGATTAAATGATACACTACTACTAAACACAATCACTTCAATAATATCAGTATCTGATAGGACTTTATTTCTATCAATTTGAATATAGGTTAAATTATCTTCTAAAATATAATCAATTTCAGGAGTTAATAATTCACCATTCAATGTTAGCCATATATATTGTGCGCCAATTGATGGGCTTCTTAATTGTATACGTCCTGCTAATAACTGATTTAATCTATAATATTCTGTAGATCCGATCGTAACTGTACTCGAAGAAGTAATAAAATCATTATTACGTTCGATGTCTAAAATATCATGATTAGTAAACGTTGTTACAACAAATTTTGCATTAGCAGAATAAGTGTCTAATAATCTAATTTGTGTATTAGTAGAATCTTTTTCGATGTAATATTCAGCATTGGCTAAAATCACTAAGGCAATCTTATCGCCTGCAACTGCTACACCGCGCTTGATTGTCAGTTGATTATTAGAAGACTTCCATGTAAATTCTTTAGAAATTAATAATTCTTGTCCGTTTTTATAAACTCGAATTTTGTTAGTATCAATTGTATTAATAGCATAATCCACTGTGCTTACAAGATATGTTCTAGAAGTTCCTGATACATCAAAATAAACAGTGTCAACTGGGCGTAGTATTTTTCCAGCGTGTTCAACAATTACATTATTGTCAAACGGTTCTAAGTTGGCTGGTGTATTAGTCAACGCATACACTTGAGTTGTACCGTCATAAACAACAGTCTCCGAAGACACGCGACTAATGCTGTTTAATGTTGAACTTATTACAGTATAATCAATAATTGCTGTGTTAGCAGGCGCTGTGGCAAATCTGATACCAATGTTACCCACTTCACTGTAGGTATTATCTGTAACAAAAGTTGTAACTGTAGTTGGAACTCCGTTAATTGTAACTAAAACAGAATAGTCTCCGTCCCATCTAGCAACTGTGACAAATTCTATCGATACACCGTCACCGATAAAGGAGTCAGAATCTAAAACATTAAGACCATTTCGGCTCATCGATGTAACAACAACTTCGCTGCCTACTGGCAAATTAGTTGGAAATACAATCTTTGCTAGTCCAAAATTTAATGTATAATCAACATCTTGTTTCTTTATCAATCCGTTGACTTTGACAAATGCCGCTTGTGTGCTATTTGGTCTTTGACCAATTAAAAATTCATTTTCTGGCTCTGTTGTAATATAGTGTCTTGTAGTAATAACAGGTGCACCATCTTCAACTGTGTGATAAACTGTAATTGCAACAGAGTCAATTACCTGTCCAGTAACTACTTCTTCAGGAGCATAACTGGTTGTTGGCGTTACAAAATTGTCACCATCAATAATAATTTCTTCTGCACGGATTCCTCTAGCAGTGGTATATGTAAAATCTCCGCCTGTGATTTCGGAATCAAGGAATTGTTGATTTGGTCTAAAACTTCCGTCGCTAGTGCTTTTACGGAAAATAATTATATCACCATCATTAACATCTACGTATGCTGGAATAATTATTGGTTCATTGGTGCTGCCATCGCCTGTAAATGTATTCATTTGAGCATCAGGATTTGTAATCACTGGCGTAGAATTTAATGTTGACAAATTGTTAGCAACTTCTATTGTTTTATTTGAAACCTCAGTTTCTTTTGCAGACAGACTTGTCTGCAATACAACCAATTCTCCGTTGGCTACAGATATGTCACTAATTAACTGTGCTTCCTGCGCTTGATTTTCTGCTAAAAGTGTTTGCAGAGTAAAATACAATGGATCGCTTGGCGAAGTTACTGCTAACTGTGCTTCTAAATCTACAATAACTGCCTGTGTATCAATTAGATCCTGCGTAAAGCCGTCTAACTCTGCTTGTTTAGCATCTGTTTGATTTTGTAAAACTACCTCTTCTGCTGTTAATGTCTCTAACTCAGCAACAGTGATATCGTAGGCAGTTTTAGCAGATGTGTAGACATCATAATTAACATCATCTATTCTTATACCGTTTATGTATACAGTAATCTGTTCGCCATCTTCTGGGATATAAGGAAGATTAAATGAACGAGTAGTTCCGTCAGATACAACTAGATGATCTGTGTATGCTTCATCGAAATCGTCCCAGCCCGCAGTAAACCATGGAAGGCCGTCCCAGCCTGAACCTATCTCAAATCCAAGTCCAGTTACTTCAACACCGCCGTAGTCAATGCCTTTCATTAACTGTCCAAGATCTTTACCTAACTGTCCAGTTGTTGGATTATAATAATACTGAATTCTATCTGCGGCTGATAGCAATCTAATATCTTTGGTATAAGATATAGTTACGTTTGCTGATCCAATTTCTGCGGCTGTGGTTAATTCAAGAATACCAATGTATCTTGTATAACCCTTAGATGTGTCTTTTCTGTTGTAAACTTCAAAATCGCTAGATAACAATTCCTCGTTAGACACTACCACAGATGTTTTATTTGTTCTTAAATCAATTGGCCAATTTAATTCAAACAAAGTTCTAGAGCCAGTACCGTTAAATGTCTGTGTTACAGTTATAGAACTGATTTCATAATTAGGTATTGTTCTGTCAAACTTAATTCCTATAGTGTTTGTTCTAGTTAAACCATTGCCTAGCACCGCTGTAGCAGTTGCAGGTGTAGTAGAAGATCCTGTAATGGAAATTACAGGTGTTGTTATATAGCCAGCGCCTGATGTTTCTACAATAATCTTAGTTACAGATCCTTGTGATATGTAGGCCTTGGCTGTGGCTGTTGTTCTTGCACTGCCGACTATTTCAATAGAAGGTGCTACTTGATAATCAGATCCGCCATTGGATACTATTATTTCTGTAACACTATAACCAATATTATCTAACCAGTCACTATAAGGAGCATTTAAAATAGTTCTATCTGTATAAACTATTGAAGATCCTCTAACTTTTACATTGTAAGGAAGAATTTTTCCTTCTTCTTGGTTATATGCGGCAGGTAGGTCAAAATCTGTTGTACCAGTATTTGTATTATCAGTGGCTGTATAATTGCTGATAAATTCTCTGACTTTAGTGCGATATGGTTTAACTTCATTGATATAATCTTCGTAACTAGATAAACTATCATTTTTGTAGTTAATTTTTTGCTGTAATTCGCCTAAGTTGTGCTGACTCTTGACAAAAGATGTCTTGAAAGCCCAATCAACAAACGGCTGTTCTGTGAATACATAACGAAGACTTGCAAAGAATAATTTATTATATTCTATTTCTAAATCATCTACTAATATATTATTTTTAATAACATCTAAAATAATTCTTAATTCTTCTTTTGGTTCATCATCGTATGCGTCGCCGTCATAGGTAAAACTGTCAAAACCAATATTGCTGTTAACAAATTTATAAAGATTTGAATTAAACTGGATAGTACCGTTTTCTCTTCCTACTGTTCTATAATTTAAAGAAACATTATCTGTGATTAAGTTATTAATTCTTTCTAATAGAATCCAGCCGCCAGATTTTTCGTTTTTAATTTTTACTAAATCACCGACCGCAATGTCAATGAAACTCATCTCGTAAGAAAAATCGACTAAATGATTTATCTTAGTATATTCTGAATAACCGTCGGCATACCAATCAATATAATTCCAGTGTTTTGTTACATCGTATGTTTGTGTTTTAGATCTAAACCAGGTTCCTAGTGTAGTGTCCCATATATATAAACTCCACTTATTGGCGGCCGTTTCATCGCTGTTAACTAGAATTGTAAATGGTCGTACTGTCAGTATTGTTGTATCTAGGTAATCTCTACCAGAATTATTTACAGTTACTCCGGTAATTTCTCCTGAAGAATTTAATCGTGCAGTTAATTTAGCACCTGAGCCTGCTCCTGTGATTGTGATTTCTGGAGAGATTTTATAGCCTCTTCCAGATGCAATAACAATTACTCTAACAATTTTTCCTGCTTCTACTACAGGTGCCAGTGTGGCTTGTTTAAATCCTGTAGAGCCAACAAAACGAATTTGACTTTGTGTATCTATAGCAATATCATACTTGCCAGAAATTTCTGTAGGAGCATCTTCTTTAGAATTTAATTTAGACAAGTCTAAATCATCTATTATAGATCTAGAAATTAAAACTGAGTTTACACGTTCTGTAAATTGTTTTAATGCTTCCAATCGGTTAACAAACATGCCTTGTCTAGGTTTGTTTAAAATTCCGTATTTTAATTTTGCTGGCAGTTTAGGATCAGGAACTTCTGCGCCTGTTATATCGTAACCGACAAGACTGTCAAACCATTTTTGTTCAACATACTTGTTAAGTTTTTTATTAATATTGCCTTCGGCCAATAACTGATAATGTGCATGAATGTTTTGTTCTGTGTTATCAATAATCCAATAACGAATGTTCAACGCAACGTCTTTTGCAGTTATTAAATCTTTACAGTTTACTAGTGCAAACTGATTTGATCCTAATAGTGTAGCGTATTGGGCGCCTTGTCCTTTTGGATTTGCTATTAACTTGGCTACGTCACTTGCTGATGTTTTTCTAAATGTAACATTCGGTACTACAGTTTTATTCTTCACCCAGAAGTAATAGATATTTTTAAATGTTTTACTTACGTTGTCATAACTTTGACGAACACTGTATACTGCATCTCCGTATCTAGAAGTTCCACTAATACCCAACACCAATCCAGTTTCTGTATCTGCTAGGCTATCCCACTCACTTGGAAGATATTCGCTTTCAACCCATTCGTAGATATCAACGCTGGCATTGTTATAAACATTGTTCCATGTGTTGGCTTTGTAAACAATTGATCCTTGTAGCGGATCTGCAAATTTAACTGTGCTTAAATCCCACCAAAGTTTTCCAACATTGTTATTTTTCCATGCCATTAAAGAATTAGTTACAACTGCATCTGTACCTACAGAATACGTTGCTGGATCATAGTATGTTTTAAAACTTAACTCTTGTTCTGCAATGCCTAATATTTTTCCATTGATAGGATCAATAAAATCAAGATTTGCAATTATATTGTTTGTTCTAGTATTGTATAAAAATAACGATTTAATCTTAGACAAATTAACAGACGATTCTGGTTGGCGATATTTTGTCCATGATTTTGCCGTACTAGCAAACTCGTAGAATGCTCCGTCTGTTGATGTTTGATCATTAACGTAGACATTTTTTGCTACAACAAATGCATCACCATAATTAATTCCTAAAACATTTTGTGGTTCTAATTCATCACCAATTAAGAATTTTGTATCGTATTTTTCGTAAACACGCACACTACCAGTAAACTCTTCTAGTTCTATAAATTTAGTAACGTTTAAATCAAATGTAGTGTTTTCGCCGTCAATGGTAGTTTCAATTGTTTGATTTCCACCATAACTATAGATTACTAATCTATCTCCGTCAGCATTAAATTTAACTCTATAACCAAATTTTTCACTGTCTTGGTTTAATGGGCTGGTTATTAAATCAAGCGGTTCGTAAACTGTATTGTTTAATTTAAACAATGCTACTGCACCTTGGTTTGATGCAACGTTAGAATATCCTGGTGCGCCAACTGCAATATAAGACGAATCATTAGAAATTGCAACAGATGTAGCAAAATTGCTGCCTGTACTAATCTGTTCTAACGAAACAAAATCGCTGACGTTTAATTCTTTTACTGTAACAAATGTTGAACTCACTAACTTAACTACTAATACTGATTCATCGTCTTTAGAAATAACAACAGTATTATTTGTTGAAACATCAATATCGGTTATTGATATTCCTGGTGTTAGGTCCAACGAAGTTATAATTGTATTAGAAGTAAGATTATATGCTGTCAATGCCGCAGGCACTAATGTGCTACCGTCAATTGATAATCCACCTTTAGATACTATGTATAAAATATTTCCGTTGACTTGAAGTTTGTCTCCAAAATATTGAAATTGTGTTGGAGTAGAGTTTTGTATAACTCGAGTAAATTCATAACTACCGTAAATGTTTCTAGTAAATTGTGCTACATATCCAATATCAACTTCTGTGATTATAGGAGGATCTAAAGGATCTGGATCCGGGATAGATACCACACCGTACTTTGGGGCGCCTACAAATAGGTAAGTGCCGTCTGCACTAAAACAAATACTATCGCCGAAACTACCATTTGTATCTGTAAATGTTTCAGTCGACAACGGAGACAACGTTTCTTGATAGGCCCAGCCAAAATTTACAGTCGGTCTTGAATAATAAAGAACAATGTTAGATGCAGAAACCGCAAAGACTATTTCATTTCCGCTAATTGCCAGTGCTTTTCCAAAATTATCTTCTTCGCTGGTAATTTTTGTTCTGGTATAGTTCTTAGAAAACTTCCAAACACTCCAATTATTATTAACACCATCTGTCCATACTAGTTCATTATTTTTCTTAGCAGATATAGGCAGAGAGTTTAAATCATCAATACTTGATAATCGCTGTGGTGTAAATTTAAACAGATTAATGTTTAACGATTTGTTAATTTCAATTATAGCCGCAGTATCTAAATCTGCAGGCATGGTTATTTCGAACCAGTTCAATCCTGTATCGATTACTTCTTTGATACCTTCAAGAGAAGTGCTGGTGTTGTTAATTCCAACATAACTTCCGATTTCAATATCTACTGGCAGTTTTGTTTTTAGAACAAATCGCAGATTTGAAGTTTCTTCGACAAGTTTTATCGATTTTGCAAAATTTGTAAATCTGTATACGTTCCAAGAACTCTTATCAAATCCAAGCCAGAAATATTTTCCTTCAACTAAAGTGTTAATATCATAATCTGCAAATTCATCTTTTGAATTAATTATGTAATCAACATCTTCATAGTTTACATATCCAGCAGTACGAATATATTCTTTTTGCGATGCTACTACAGGGAACGGTGCATGTGTATAATCATCAGGTTTTAAATACACCTGATCCTGAGTAATACGATAGACGAAATCGTTTACACCAAATGGAACAACATTTACCAATTCGATCGGTTGAGGGTTAATTAAGAATTTTTCTTCGTTGAGAATGTATTCTACTTCTTCAAAACCTGCGTTGGCTCCGTACTGACCTAAACGAATTGCCCACTCTTCAAAGAACTCAAGACTGTCTTGCTCTGCATAATTTAGTGCGTCAAACAATTTAGAAAGACTATTCTGTGTGCCTTTCTCTTGTATCATGCCTTGATAGAACTTATACTGACTTACATCGTCATTGATAATGTTTTCTAAGTACTGGCGTTTTTGATAACCAATTAAGTGTTGTGCAAACTTTTGTTGGTCAACATCAAAACTATCAGTGTCTAAATCATAAAAATCTTCAAACTGTGTAGCACGATAATCCCAGTTAGGAATTAATTTACTTTCTGGTTTATCTGATAATTTGTACCAACTGTCGTAATCAAATGTTTCTGTTCCTGGAACATTTTGTTTAGCACTATAATAAAATTCTTTGTACTTGACTGTTTCGCCCAGTGAATAATCTTTCCAAGATTTCCATTCTGTAACTGTTGCACGGTCGTAGACAAAACCAGGAATACTAAAATCTCCGGTCCAGTCGCTGATTTTATATCCTACTATTTTAATTCTATCTTGACGATAACCCTGAGTTTGATCGTATATGATATCATTGAAAACTGTAGCGTCGTCAAGAATTAAAACGTGTTCCTTTTGTACAAGATTTAGTGTTGCGTGATATAGACCGTCTGCTGTATTTGTTGGACGCAGACTAAAACTATTTTTCTCTCGAACACTGTTTGTAAAACTTGGTTCTAATTCGATACCGTCTTGTTTAAAAATAGAATATTCGTAAAACGGATCGTAAATGCTGTCGACTACTGCATAGTCTTGTCTATAAACTAATTCTTCTGCGGCTGGGCTTAATGTGATTACTGCGCCATCTGCCCAGTTTTGTGTAGTCCAGAATGTAAATTCTTTAGCACTAGTTTGCCAGTCTGTGTTTGTTCTTAGGGCAGGATTAAAATAATCAAATGTAAATCCTGAATCAGTTAGATACTTGCCATAGCCTAATAGAAAATCAACTACTTCTTGAACAGTTTTTAATTCTGCGCCGTAATGAAGAGTGTCAATATCAGTTTCAAAATTTCTTCTTAAAGTAATTTCTCTGCCGCCAACAATTGGCAGCGAAGGTAATTTAGCAAAATATTTAAGTTCAAAAGTTGTAGTACTGTCGTGAGCTGTTGTCACTCTAAAATAATTATCATCTCTTTTAACAATCTGACCTTTACTGTAGTATTTTCCAGAATTCCAATCTATATAAGTTTCAGAAATTCCACCAACACTAATCTGAGGATCAGAAACAGTTGATACTGCTTTTTTATATTTAAATTCTGGAACTAATTTATCGTAGCCTTTGATTACAAATCCTGAAGTAGTTTTTTCAACAATAACTCCGCTGTAATCAATTGTTGTTACGGGTGTACTTGAATTTAGAATAATATCATAATTTTCTTGAGGAATAAAAACATTACCTTCATTCAGTGGACTACGACTATCTAAAATTAATTTAAATTTTTCTTTAGTTGTAAATCCAGCAAGTTTGCTAGAAATTTTTACTTGTAATGAACTAAAATTTGTTTTAAAATTATCTAAAATTGTAAATGATTTGCTTAAAGCATAATCTGAAAGATAATTAACCAACCCACTAGTAAACACCCGTGTCGAGTCTTTTACTGTGCTTGGAAAAATTACGTTCTTAGTACTGAAACGCAAATTACCTTCAGGTAACTTATAAACAATTTGTCCTGTATCATCTCTGTACTGACGTATTCTATCAAATCCTAAAGCAAACATTTTTGCCGGTTGCAGTAAAGTTAAGGCAGTAATTAATGCAAATGGGAATTGACTGTTGCGGCGCCATGCTGTTTCAATCGGTGCTTGATCGCCAAATGTAAATTCGCGTTCTGTAAACACAGATACAAAATCAGCAACCATACCTACTGTAAGTGGGTCAATTAATTGTCCCTGATCATCTACTGGTAAAAATTTTAATAGATCTGGCCTTGCATACAGTTTGTTCTTTTCAGGCAATTGTCCTGGAATTCTAATTAATCCTTCTGACAAATCTTGCCATAGTAGTAAGTTGTCTTTAGAATATGGAGCAGGTCCGTATGTATTTTCCCACCAATCAGGCTGAATGCTAAAACCTAACATCTCCCATGGATGTGTATGTGGGCGATCTGTATCGTAGAAGTATTTGTAAATACCTCTCCAGAATCCTAAATGCGGTACACCCGCAGGATCTGCAAACGATTTATAATTAAATGTAAACGGATTATTCCTATCAAAGAATGTGTGTTTGGTATAATCATCATTAATTAATGTTGACCAATTTAAAAATTCCTGTCTTAACGTAGAATTTAATTGTTCAATTGACACATCGGTTTTTCTAAAGAATCCTGAAACTAAACTATCAATGTTTAATAATTCAGGATTATATCTTACCTTAATATTGTTGTAAACTCGTGTTTCAAATTCTAATAACAATTCGTCTCTAAACTCGTTGGGCTCGCCTACTTTAGAAAACGCCACTGTGATACTACCGTCGTGTCCTTGTATTACCTTTGTAGGTGTTTGATAGGTATCGTCAATATAAATTTTTGGTTCGAATAAAGGATATAACCCCAATTTGCTAGGAGTTGGAGGAACACAGCAACCGGCTGTTTGTTCATATTGAACAATTTTTAAATTATCGCCGGCTTGAATTGGGGATAAAATTCTTACAAAACTAGTATTAATAAAAATATAATCTCTACGGTGTAATATTATTTCGTCGTTGACATAAATCATTACAGCCTTGGCGCTGGCCTCGTCTAGATTAAAGTCAAATGTTAGAGGATAATCTGTAAACGAATCATCGATAACTTCTTGCTCGTAGACAAAATTTACGCCAAACGGAACCATATCACTTAGATAAAATGGAGATTCGATTGTATTATTTTTTGTAGCCTCTGTTAATATTAAATCTAAATGTGTTCTTGTTATTCCGTCGTAGCCGTAATTAGTGGCTGTTCTAATTAAATTACGTTTGAATTTAGAATATTCATTTTTTGCATAACGTAAACTTTTTATAATGTTTACATTTTTATTTGTAAATGAATAAATGATCGGAGCAAGAGGGCCAGAATGCTGTACAATTTGTGTACCGTATCCGGATACATTTCCTAAATCTCTTAAATTACTAATTCCTGGAATAGATCCTTGGAAATTAGAATAATTATCTGTAATTGTTTTTACATGATTAGAAATTTGCCCTAGTGTTAAATCATATAGACTTAAATTTTGAGGATTACTTTCTAAATTGCTTGGAAATTTATAATATCCAATGTCATCTATTTTTTCAGCAGAAGACATTGTTTCAATAAGCACAATGTCATTAACTTTGACATTAGAAATAAACTGAATATAGGCAATGCCGTTTTGTCTATAAATTTCAAAGTCAGTTATTTTTTTATTATTAACAAAAATTTTAACATCTAAATCTTCAAGTGTTGCACTTTTTTTATAAACATCAATTGGGAATAAATTTAATAACTGTGCTGTAGCAACATACTGACGCACTACCGGCTGTCTAGTTAAAAATTCAGATTTAATCCAACCATTTAATAAATTAAAATTTGATAGGTCGCTGTTAAATCTAACATATCCTCTATCTAGATATCTTTCTATTAGTTCAACTTCGCCTTGGAACGTAAACGAATCTTTCTGTAAATTAAAATCAAAAACTATGTCGCCAATATTTCCAATATTTTTATAAGATATATTAAAACCTAATTCATTATCATAGGTATCACCAATTTGATAACTGAATAATTTAGTACCTGCAAATGTTGAACCCACATAGGTTGTTCTATCACCGTAACTTACTGCATTAACATCTACTACATCAAATAATGGAGGAGTATTAACTTCAATTTTATCTTGGCTTTCTACCCATGCTCCGCTAGCATAATGGAACATCTTGCCTTTGAAATTATCACCGTCTGTGATTAATACAGATTCGCCGTCAATAGGAGTTGTATCATCGTCTTCTAATAAAGTTATTCTTTTAATTCCAAGATGTGTTACAAACCCAATTTTAAAAATTCTGCCGTTAACAGTATCATCTGTGTCTACTGCAAATAACACTCGCATACCTTCTAATAACAGCACCCCGTCAATGTTATATCCAATACTGCCTTCAACTGTTGAAAATGCATCTTTAGTATACAAATCGATTAAGTCAACACTACGCTTGGCCTGACGACCAAAATTCCATAGTTGTATATCTGCTTTAAATTCAACAATCGGACGCTTTGCCCTGGCTGTTTGATCAATTACCACTGGTTGATTATTATAGGCTGCTGATGCTTCAATAACAGATTTATGGAACCATCTATTGTATCTAGTCCAGTGATTTCCATCTCGACTACTTCTATTAATAGTGATGTAGTCTTTTTTACTAGGATAATTATTGTTTACATCAAACCCCTGTGTGTCAAAATTTTCTGAATCAAATTCAACGTCCTGATCTAATGTAAACGTAGAAGGAGTTTGCAAAGATGCTTCTGCAATCAATCTTATTCTTTCGCCTACACCTTCTACATACCAGTTGTCTGTTGCATATTTGTTAGGCGTAACATTTCCAATGAAATTCAACTTCATGCCGTTTGACAGTTCTGTGGTTCCGTCAATATTGTATGTCTTTTTTCCTAGAATTTCTTTTTCAACATCGATAAAAGTATTTTCCTCGATGTCATAAATCTTAAAGAATCCGGACATATTGATATCGTCCGCACTAACATAGTAGAGAATGTCTGGAGAAATTTCTGGTATTTTAAAAGTAATAGTACCTACTTCTACATACTTGGTGTCGCTGGTTATACCTTGCTCATATATAAAAGAATCTGCAAGATCTCTAATAGTTTTAAATGCGATACCGTGCCCAGGGCAATTAATCTCAAACTTGTATGTTTGACCTCTATATAATTTTAGAGTAGGATTTCTTGTTAGGCCGTCTGGGCTAAAGACATAGGCAAAATTATCACCGTCGTTAACAAAAGTAACAGTATAGGTACTAATTATTGATTTAGACTGTCCTTTGACAGCAATGACCTGCGGACCTTTTGGAAGCCAATAGTATTCTCTATAGTTAACAAATTTATCCCACTCAATGTGAGGATCCCAACTGTAGAATTCCTGACTGTTTATTTTACTATGGTCTGCAACAGCCGCATTAAAATAAAATAACTGATTGATATAATCATTGTAATCGCTGAAAAAAGTTATATTATCTAAATTGTCGCGAACAATAACTGCTGGCTCTAACTGGTATGCAGATCTATTTGATGATATTTCTTCAACGTAGTTGTCGGCTGGTGTGTATGCTTTACTGGTTTTTCTACCAATATAAGCATTAATTTTATCAACTGTGCCAACAGAAATTAACTGATCTAAAGTTCCATTTAAAAACTTTTGATTAGTGCTTGTTCTAAAATATCTAGGTAAAAAATTAACAGCACTTCGTGAAGTGTCTGTACTGCTAGTTGGCAGACTTGGTTCTTTTTGATCTTTAGTAAATGCCATTTACTGTCCTTTAATTACTTGCAATGCCGTTGGCTGACGCCGCGCTTGATGTTAAAATTATACCTGTTGTGTTTAATCTTGCCGCAGTTATTTCTGAAATAATTTCAATGTTATCAACTGATACTGAACTGGCAAATATTTCGTCAGGGTTTGATTTAATTTCGTATAAACTACCAAACGCTAAATTTTGATTTTTTGGAACTAACACAATGTTAGCAATCTTAGGACTCATTTTAGTCATAATATATGTTGCTAACTCTCCGAAGTAAAATGTATCTCCAAAGTCCCAGTTTTCTATAGCAAAAAATTCTTTAATTGCTGTAACTACACCTGTCTTAATATCGTTGTCGCTGACAATTAAAGAACTGTTTTTAACAACTTTAAAGGTTACCTGAAGACTTGTATCTGCTTTGGAGCCAAACAAGTTTTTATATTTTACCGGATGATAAATTACTTCATCGCTTATGGCTTTTATTTTTCCTAGTTCTCCGCCAAAATTAATAAAAAGAGAATCGCTACTTGGAGGTAAAGGTTTAGATGTTAGATCGCCATTTAACCATAATCGGTATTGTGTATCGTAAGATCTTGTTAACATATAAACATCAATAATATTTGTAGATGCCGGATCAATCCTAGCACTTTCATCTGCGGCATGTACATACTGAAACTTCAATATATCTCTTCCAACAAATGCACGATATTCTGTAGTAATAACAAAACTAGCACTCTCTTTATAAAAAACTTTTATCACATCTTCGTCAATGACATAAACTAACTGTTGATTTGTCAAAGTATTACTGTCGATTACTCCCTGCGATGTAAAAATTTTAATTAAGTTATTTTCATTCTTAATATAATAATAATCTGTTATACCATCTATGCTAATTCTACTCTTTTGAAAAATATACTTTTCTGAAGAATTTACAGTAGGAGCAACAATAATATCAAATATTTCAGGATTATCAACTACACCGTCTTCATCGTTGTCGTAGAAACTAATTGCAATTTTTTTACTGTCGATATATCCGTCAGCACCTTTGTATTCGTCAATAATTTCCCACTTGATATCTTGATTGATTGGAGTAATACTATCGGGATTTTTATTAATTCCTAAAACAGTAATACTGTCTCTTACAATTTTTCCTGTGCTGGTATCATAAACTTTATCACTGCTATCGTAAAAGAATCTTATTTCTTTTTCGCTTTCGAATACGTATCGTGTTCCACGACTAGTAACAGTATAAGTTTCTCCGTTGGTTTCAAATAAAACAACCCAACTGGCATCTAACTGTTGATTACTTACGTCTCCGGCTTTGCCTAGACTAAAATCATTCTTTTTATCAACGTTTGTATCTGAAACAATTTTCCAGGTTGTAAGATTAGCATCATATCTTAAACCAAATTCTTTGTTAGCAAAGATTAAATCAATTATTCGAGCAATAACGCTGGCTTCCAGGCCGGTAACAAATTTTGGTAATACTAAATCCATGTATGCTCCGCTAGGAATAACATCATTAAGAATAACAGGGCCAGTGCCGTCTGATAGCAATCCTGTGTTCGATGCAGTGCCGTCAGAAATAACATTAATGAATTTACTCCAGATATAAGATTTAGAATTTACATCTGCATTTGCAATATCGATTATTTCATTGTCTGCATTAAAAATCTTTCCTGAAGGCGGAATAAATTTTCCTAATGCGCCCGGTACTACATATCGCAGATTAGAACTAGTATAAGATCCTAATTTTTTTGTAGACGCAGTTTCTGTATCTCCAATGTAACCTGTTGATAGATTAACTGCACTTGTTTGCTGATAAAAACTGCTGAAGTTTGGACCTAATGCAATTTTAGTATATTTGTCAATATAAAAATCAATTGTTTTTCTATTTGACAATATTGGTTCTATTTGATTTAATACAACATTTTCAATATCTGAGCGTGTGTTTACAGTAAACGTAAATCTATCCACTGTGGGTTCTTTGTAAATTATCCCGTCTGTTCCAAACAGATTAGTTGTACTGTATTTTCCAGTGCTATCTTTTAAATCAAAATATCTACTGATTCCGCTACTAACTCTGTTAATAGATTTTACTTTAATAATTTCTTGATTAATGCTTAGAGGATAAACGTTGTAATCCTCGCCGGTAATCATACGACTTTGTGTGTAGTATGTGGCAGGTGCATTTGTTTTAATGCTGTCAGATGTCTCAGCAATGGCAGAATTAGTTACTGTATATTTTAATCCCAGTGCTATTGTAATAACTTCTTTTTTGCCAGCGCGGCTAATATAAGGAATATCTATAGTTACATTTCTTATATCTGTTGGGTTAATAGAATAAGATAAACCATTGCTGGTTCTATAATAAACTTTAAAGTTTCCTTGTGGTAAATTACCAAAAGTGCCGTCAGCAAAAATTAATCTAACACGATCCAACGAACGTGTTAATACACTATAGATGTTTCTAATATTTTTACTAACGCTGTTATAGATAATATTATTACCTTCTACCGCATCTACTTTAGTCCATAGATTTGTTTCAAAACCAATACTGTCCAATCCGTATAACCATACATCCGAGTTATTAATATTAGGACTGTCAATGTCTAGTGTTTCGCTAGTGCTAGGACGCTCAATTGTAAATGTACTTTCTTGTAATGTTCCTTGACGGAAGTGTACAAAAAATCCTGTATTACTGCTAGGCGGGCCGCCGCCATCGTCTCTATATAAAAATGCTAGACTATTTGTTGGGAACGGCGATTCTTCGTAGATTGCTTCTTTGCCTGAAAAGGTTGTAGACACAACTTCAAAGTCAATATTTCTGCCGTCAATATTTTTACTAAATCCGTAAATTGGCACTTCTGTGTTTGAAGCGTTGAAGCGATATTGTTCACAAGGAACTCCGCTGATAATTGAGCTGTCTATCGGTTTGCCGTACTGACTTGTTTCTGGCAGTGCTGAATTAATGACTTTAATGAATTGTTCATACCAGTTTACATTAGCACTGTCATTCCATACGATAGTCTGATTGGATAAATTTCTTCCGTTGCTGTCGATTACAGTTTCTGTTGTAGATACAGATGTAAATTTTAATAGGCCGTTGGCTGGCAGACAACGTTTAGGATTATAAGATAATAGACGTGCTAGACGTAGAACACTTTCTCTGCGTTCTGCTAGTTCAAGAAAGTTATCACGGGCATTTAAGTCAAATCTAAATGCTAGGTTTTGACCTAAAAATGAGATGAGATCAATTAGTGCCAGGTACTCGCTTGACTCAATATAATCGTTAAAATCTTCTGGATAATTTTCACGTAGATACGTGATCATTGTACGACGTAGATTGTCAAAGTCGTACGATTTGAAGTCTGCATTTTTAAAAGATTGGTATATCTTTTTCCAATCTTCTGCCGCAATAAGTTTATTTTGTCTATCTACACTTGCCATAATTAGCCCTCGATATGATATTTATCAAGTTTAAAATGTGCGTAGATTATTAACTGAGGATGTTGTTGTCGTTGTCAAATCTAAAACGCAACTGTTCTGATATGTTATAGGGCAGATATACTAAATCGCACTCAACTTGTATGCCGCTTTCATATTCGCTGACTACTAAACTATCAACTTTAACTCTAGGATCATAGTTCATTATTTGAGTAACATTATCTGCAATAGCATCTTTTAGTTCTTCTGTTAAAGGATCGAATAGCAAGTCCCAAATAATACAGCCAAATTCAGGATTTTCTAGTTTTTCACCCTGACGAATGTGCAGATGATTTACAATATCTTGTTTAATTAAACTTAAATCGTATAGTGTAAAACTACCTGTTGGAGAGGCAACAGTGCTTAGACCGCGATATGCGCGGCCGGTAGGAGTAGGATCAGAAATACCATTTTGAGGTATTACACTTTTTCCAGAAACAGAATTATATGTTGCCATAGTTTAATATTTATTTTCCTATTTTTTTGAATGTATCCAGGATTTTCTTTAAAACTCCTGTGCTGGCGGATCCGCCTGCTGTAGTCTTTGCGGGAGTATGTGCTGTTGGATTTAAATTTTCGTGGCCGTTCCATGGCTCTGCTTGGGGTACTCTACTTGCAGTTGACGCCGTAGTTGCTTTGCCAGAATTTAGATGAATATCTCCGCCGTCAATGTAGGTGTTTGCGGCTTTTACTTCGTGATTCCCGCCTGCTTTGATTTTATTATATCCTGTTGAACTCATGTTTATATTTCCACCTGCGGTCATATTAATATCTCTATCAGCAGTGATATTCAAATCATTTTTAGTATGTAAACTAATACTGTCTGCGGCATAGACATCAATTTTGCCGTTGCTGGTTAATTCTATCCAAGCAGTGCCGCGAGCATTGGCAATATAGATTAAATCTTCACTGTTGTGTAACAGTATCTGATGCCCGGTTCTTGTACGAATTCTAAATAACTCGTTATGCGGGATATCTACTTTGCCACCTTTTTCGTCGTTTTCTACGCTGGCATATTCTGGCGGGCCTTCGCCGGCTTTGGTTTTACGTAAGAAGTTTTCATCACCGTCATCCATGACAAACGTGAACCCGCCTAGACGACCAACAAATGCTCCAGATACTGGGTTTTCTTTAGAGCCTACTTTTCCACGTGTGGCTCCTGACCCTCGATCAACAGGGCCAGGTGTACTTATACCAAATACATTACTTGGACTTTCTCTTCTTGCACTACTGGTTGTGATTCCTCTAGTTTCGTCTTCAATTAATCCTTGTGCTGTTAACACTTGAGAAAATGGATGTACTGGTTTTTGAATTAGTGTAGTATCAGTTTTTGTTCCGTCTGTTAAACTTTTATTATGTTCGGCCACTGGTAATTTTTTAGAAGGACTTTGTGTGTTTAGTTCTGTAGCCGCAAGTCCAGGAATCATAAAATTCATGTATTCGTCTTGTACACAACCTATCCAGAAGCCTTTACTAGCATCGCCATTGATAAACAACACAACAACTATTCCGCCTTCGGTTGGCGGAATCATCCACATACCATATGATTTTTGTGTATCTGAAAATGTATTATTATTCCCCAGATGGGTAATGCTAGTTACACCATAGAATGGACTTAGATACTGTACAGGATATGTGCTGGCTTCGCTGTCTGGAATATTACCTACATCACGCAATAACTGTACATGCAGTGTTCCCATGTACTTGTTGTCTTCTGATCGAATAACACGAGCAAGATGGGGTCCTGGATCTATTGATCCTTGACTGCTTTTTTCTGGTGAACGAATATTTTCCATTATGCACCACCCCTTGGACGACCTGGAATTGGAATTCCTTTATTAGTAAATTCAACTTGAAGTTCTTTTGTTCCTCTACTGACTGCATCAACTGCTTTCTTCACTATTTCTCCTGGTCTTTGTGTCAAAGGTTTGCCATCATCTCCATACAATCCTGTGGCATCATATAGTTCGCCTGTTTCTTCATTTCGACGAATGTTACTAACTTTTCCTGTTTCGTCGACCAGTGCAGAACTTCCAGCACCCGTGACGGCTGCAACTTGTTTGACATCAATTTGTTCTTTTTCAGGTTCTTGTACAGGTCTTCTTATTGCTTTTAATGTTTGTATAAATTTTCCGCTTCTAAAAGTATTAGTTACTTCTTGTACATTATATAATCCGCTGAAGCCTGAATTTTCAACACCATCAACAAAATCCATAGATCCAGTTAATCCGTTATAATCAATAGGAGTCCTAAAATTTATAATTATATCAACTTCTCCACTTTGATAATTCATCGAGCCGTTGGCATTTTCATTAAAGTTTACTGGTATGTCGCTGAAATTTCCCATACCGCTATCTGCAATATAATAAGGATCTCCCATGACTTCTATTTCTGCTGTTAGCATATCTCCTTGGCTGTTTAACAAGGATTCGTAAAAGTTTTTTGCAATAAGACTACGATAGTCATCATTAGGGCCGCCGCCAGCATTTCTATATCTACGAAATTGTTCTCCGACTACTGCATTAGGAACACCCTTTTCATTAGATACTTTATTTGATTCATCGCTAGTTGGCTGGCCACCGCGGTCTACACCTTGACCATTAATTTGACTGTATACTGCTCCGGCCAAAGCATTTCTATCAGCATAGGCTGTGGTAAACATACCTGCATTTAATCTTATATTAAAATTAAGAATATCTACGTTTTTACCGGTGTAGATGTAGTTATATTCTTTTACTGCATTTTTCTTTAACTGCTCATAGCCTTGTGGCTGAGACGCAGGCGGTTTAAATCTATGTTCGTGTACAAGATATTCTACAACTCTAAAAACGTAAAGTTTAGGAATTTTTGCACGATTATTATTTCCTGGTACTGCTTTTAAATTATAAACTTGTGTTTCTATTCTAAACCAAGTTTTTAAGCCAGATTCATCGGATGGTGCAGACACAGCACCTTTACAATACTCACTCATTAACAATACTTCGGTGATAGCATTAATGATTGTAGTACCCTGTGTAAATTTAAAAACTTTATCTTTAGGATCGTAAACATTTTCCTTTCTTGAATTAGGCTTGTCTGGATCTTTTTGTATTTGATCTTTAGGCTTCAACTGGCTGTCTCCGCCTGTGTTAAGATCAAATCCCATTTTTGCTTTACCAATGTCATTTAAAGACTCTGTATTTTGTACTAATAATTTTACAGATCCTGCCGTTCCTCCCACTGCTGTGCTGGTTTTGTTTAAATTTAATTTATTTTGTGCTTGCGCCATTGCGCCCTGTGCACCTGGAGACGCGGTTACCGATTGGCCTTCATCGTCTGGCAAATCTGGAGAAGATATACGTGCTCCGTCCTTGGGAAATATAATAACAATTTCATCCGGCACATATTCTTCTTTACCAGTTTCACTACCCTGTTTAGCCATCTCTGCGCTTCTATCATTCAGCCATCGTTGTAAACTGTTAGGACCAGATTGTAATATTTCTTGCACAGTTGTGCCGCTGATTTTCATGTCCGATTTTAAAACATTAACAGCATCTGATAACGCCGATTCGTTGTAAGGAACTGCTGTGACTTTGTATCGACATCCGGCCGCAGTAATTTCCATTTCTATGTTGGCAAAAGTAAACGGAATATGTCTGTTTAATACATCAGTTGTAGCGATGATATTTCCGTCTTTGTTATACCCAATAAATTCCATTGTCAGCAAATAGGGAATTTCTGTATAGTTAACCGAAACACTTTGGTCTGAAACTGTGGCAGCGGCTAATTGCAATGTCTGTAAAAACATTCCTAAACTATAGGGTTCAAAAATTTCAAAACTAATATTAGTAGAATTAGTGCCTTTAGTTCTTTTATCGTAGGTCATTAAACTGCCAATTTCTATATTGTCAATATAAAAATCAAATTTACCTGTGGGGTTTGAAATTGAACTATACGCAGTAGATACTCGGTTATCAGGCTTTCCTGCGGCACTACGCAGTATAATTTCTCCTAATTGATTATTTTTATAACTAGAACTCGATTCTGGAAAATTTAACTGATTACTAGTCAGCGCACTGATTGTAAAAATTGTTGTATAGGATGTGAAATATTCTAGGATATTTGGTTGAATCCCGATGCTGTCTGCTATTGGCATATTACAATCCTAACACAACAAATAAACTAGACTTTTTAGGAATATAAATTTTTACACCTGATTTAAAATCAAACAACGGATCTTTAAGTATATCCATATTGCGTTGCATAAACACCCACCATAATTTAGTAGATCCATATAAGTCATAGGCTAATAAATCAGGTCTTTGATTATATTGTGGTTCTATAGTATAGACCCAGTCGTCAGGCTCGGCACTGACAGGTCTAACATTGATTGGTGCTAGATAACCAGGTAACTCTTGAGTTTTAAACCACGGACTTTTGTTATTATAAGTTGCCATTAAATGTATCCTGTTCTACCTGGGCCACTACCAATTACATAATCGCCTTTGATAAATTTATCAAGACTAAAATTACGTACTTGATCTCTGCTGTATAACGGAGTTACTGTTACTGTAAACTGGCTCTTTACCGGTGCCCATGCTACTCCTTGTCCTACCGACGAACCAGGTAGTTGAATTCCTGTAACTGCGGCTACTGCGGCAGAAACTTTACTGGCTGTTGTAGGAGAATTTGCAGACAATCCTGTTGATATGTAATCAACATCATTTGGTAATTCTAATCCAAAACTTGTAACTACTACTGGGACATCTTTAAAAACATAATCTCCGTATCCGTTTAATTTTAAAACAGGAGGAGGAGCACCGGCATTAAGGTCGCTACCAAAAGACATTTTAGTCACAGACTTTAAAAAATGCACTGCGGCAATCCAATACGCGGCTTCTGTGCTGTCTTCACAAAAAAACTGTCCTGTGATTGTCATTGCATCCACTTTACTGTTTTCATAAGATAAAAAAGGATAATTATTGTGTACAGGATTCATTGGCTGATAATTTGCCTGATGTGTCATCTGTATTGACGGAGTGTATGGAAATACCATTCCGTTAGTTTCCACTAAGGGTTTCATTATAGCACTAGTTCTATATACTGGATTGTTTGGCAGGCTCAATCGTACACGCCAGTCCCTATTTGCAGAAGAAGTAAAAATAGCCGATGCTGGATTCGATTTAGCACCAGTTTCACCCCCTGGTAGTAAGTTAATACTACGCAACGCCGCACCAAACCCTTCTGTTTTTAATGTGTTTACCGTATTAGTTATTGTGCCCAAAGTACTGGCCGCAGATCCAGCGATGGATCTTGCATTATTGACAAAATTGTTTAAGTCTAGTGGCATATTTGGTTATCCTTGTTAAACATATTTATTGACTTTATAAAGTGCTGAGTTTATAATTTATAGTGAGGAGTCATAAGAATAATGAAAAAAATAAACTATCTTAATAACAAAGATTTATTATCAGAAATACACAAAAGTAAGAATTCCTACTGTAGTTTTGTTAAGCCAGAATATCATCAATACGATTTAATTCTGCCTAGCATAGAAAAAATCAATATTAGAACTGTAGCAGAAGCCAAACGGGCTAGAGCAAAACGACTTGCACAGCAGGCATTTGAGGCCGCTAAAGCAGAAAATGTCAAAGTTAAATTGGCAGAATTTGAGGTTGATTATAAAAAGATTGAAAAAGTAGATTTAATCTTCCGCATTATGACTTATGATCACATTCCATTGGAACCAGGTCGTAAACGCACACCAAAGAGTCAAGCAGATCACAGAGAGAAGGTAAACTTTCCAGCATTTCAACATTGGAAGTTTGACGACACCGACGAACTTATCTGTGTAGGTAAAAGCCATTGGCGCGGTGGAATGATCAAAGGTAAGTTCAGCAAGGATCATGGACAGATTACAAATACATTGGCCCGAATGTATATCAAGCTCTGCGAGCGATATGCTACTCGTGGCAACGTTAGAGGTTACACATACAATGACGAAATGAAAGGACAGGCTATCCTTCAACTTACACAAATTGGATTACAATTCGATGAATCAAAAAGTGATAATCCTTTCGCATATTTTACCGCCGCGGTTACTAACTCGTTTGTCCGTGTCATCAATATCGAAAAGAAAATGCAAAACATCAGAGACGATATCTTGCAAGAAAACGGTATGAATCCAAGTTACACTCGAATGATTAACCAAGAATATGATAATGCAATGAAACGAGAAAATCTCCCAGTAGTTCCACCAGTAGAAGATTGATTTGCAACTTGTTAATATGTTACAATACGATACTCATAAAGGTATTCAATGTTTAAAAAAATAGCCTGTTTCACAGACATACATTTTGGATTAAAATCAAATAGTGCTGTACATAACCAGGACTGCGAAGATTTTGTAGATTGGTTTATTGCTGAAGCCAAAAAAGAAGGTTGCGACACCGGAATGTTTTTAGGCGATTGGCATCATAACCGCAATAGTCTTAATATGTTGACTATGGTCAGTAGTATTCGCTGTTTAGAAAAACTAGGTAAAGCGTTTGATAATTTTTATTTCTTTCCAGGCAATCACGATTTGTACTATAAAGACAAACGTGATGTACATTCAGTTGACTGGGGCAGACACATACCTGGTGTAACCATCGTCAGCGATATCACAACTATTGACGATGTAACTATGGTTCCGTGGCTAGTAGGTGATGAGTGGAAGAAGATGGAAAAGTTAAAAAGCCGTTATGTGTTTGGACACTTTGAACTTCCGCTGTTTATGATGAACGCTATGGTACAAATGCCGGATCACGGAGAACTACAGGCCAGTAACTTTAAAAATCCCGAGTATGTGTTTAGTGGACATTTTCACAAGAGACAGGCTAAAGAAAATATTGTGTATATTGGCAATGCTTTTCCGCACAACTATGCAGATGCATGGGACGATGACCGCGGCATGATGATTTTAGAACGAGATAAAAAGCCCGTGTATAAAGTCTGGGACAATGCGCCTAAATTTAAAACAGTTAAACTTAGCGAATTAATCGATAATTCAGAAAAATTAATACTGCCCAAGACATATCTGCGTGTAGGTATTGACATTGATATAAGTTTTGAAGAAGCAAGTTTTATTAAAGAAACTTTTATGGGTCAAGAAAATATTAGAGAACTTACTCTAATTCCTGAAAAGAAAGATGTAGAGATTAACACTAACTTAGATGTGCAACAGTTTGAAAGTGTAGATCAAATTGTCAGCAGTCAAATTGCTAACATTCAAAGCGACAGTTACGACCCTAAAGTACTGTTGGCTATCTATAATAACTTATGATAAAAATTAAAGATTTAACCGTACGTAATTTTATGAGTGTAGGAAATGCTACACAGGCTGTCGATTTTAATAAAGAGCAACTTACATTAGTCTTGGGCGAGAATTTAGATCAAGGAGGTGACGATTCCGGTTCTCGGAATGGCACTGGCAAGACTACTATTGTAAATGCACTTAGTTATGGATTGTATGGTCAAGCATTAACTAACATTAAAAAAGATAATCTTATCAATAAGATTAATTCTAAAAATATGTTAGTTACTGTGGAATTCGAAAAAGACGGTCGTCTATATAGAATTGAACGCGGTCGTAAACCCAATGTGTTAAAATTCTATGTTGACAATCAAGAACAGGAAAATGCTGATGTAGACGATGAAGGCCAAGGCGATAGTCGTGAAACACAAAAAGATATCGACGAACTGTTAGGGTTGAGTCACGATATGTTTAAGCATATCCTTGCTCTTAATACGTATACCGAGCCATTCTTATCTATGAAACCTAATGATCAGCGTGTGATTATTGAACAGTTGCTCGGAATTACACTGCTATCTGAAAAGGCAGAAGGTTTAAAAGAACAAATACGTATAACCAAAGAAGAAATCACACAGGAAAGTGCTAGGATAGATGCTGTTAAAAAATCCAATGACAAAATACAAGAAAGTATTAACAGTTTAAAATTAAAACAGTCTGTTTGGCAACAGAACAAAGAAGCAGATATTTCTAAAATTCAAAAAGCCATTGACGAATTGCTGAAAGTAGATGTTGAACAAGAAATTAATCAGCATGAACTGGCAAAAGTATACGACGAACAAGCGGCTAAGATTAAAAGTCTTAACAAAGAAAAGGCTACATTAGAAACTGCTGTTATGCAGGCAGATAAGACTGTTAAAAAATATCGTAAAGAAGTTGAACAATTAGAAAACAAAACTTGTCCGGCTTGCGAACAGGAACTGCACGATCACAAGCACGAAGAAATGATTAAAGCGGCAGAGAAAAATCTCACAGATGCTGATACATACTTGTCCAAAGTGGTAGGAGATCTCGAATTGATTATCAAAGAACTCGACGGCATCGGAGATATCAATGGCAGACCTGCTACATTCTATGACACACTGAATGAAGCATACAATCATAGAAGCAATTTAGAAAGCCTAGCCGCACAGTTAAAAAACAAACAAGAAGAAATTGACACATATCAAGAGCAGATAATTGAATTAGAAAATACTGCACTACAGGAGGTGTCTTGGGATTCAGTTAACAGTTTAAATCTAATGAAAGAGCATCAAGAGTTCTTACTAAAACTGCTAACTAACAAAGATTCGTTTATTCGTAAGAAGATCATTGATCAGAATCTTGCTTACTTGAATAACCGTCTCACTTATTACCTTGATAAGGTGGGTCTACCTCACACCGTTGTATTCCAAAATGACCTAACGGTAGAAATAACCCAACTCGGGCAGGACTTAGATTTTGATAACCTGTCACGAGGAGAAAGGAATCGCTTAATCTTAGGATTGTCGTGGGCGTTCCGCGATGTCTGGGAGTCATTATACCAGAACATCAATCTCTTATTCATAGATGAACTTATTGATTCAGGCATGGATGCCAATGGAGTTGAAAACTCTTTAGGTATTTTAAAGAAGATGGGCCGTGAAAGACATAAGAACATTTATCTAATTTCTCATAGGGATGAATTAGTGGGTCGAGTGAACAACGTGCTCAAGGTAATAAAAGAAAACGGGTTCACCAGTTACGCTAACGACATAGAAGTCTATGACTGATGATATAAAAGACGACACGCATGACCAATTAGTCAAAGCGTTTATTGAATATAGTCGCTGGAACGAGCGTTTTGAACGCTACGGGTATCATGGTTCCAGCGTCCAGGCACGAGAATTTCTACGATCCATAAGAGATTTATGTAAAAAAAGACGGATGGAAATACAGGCAAGTCGCAGATTAAACAAAAAGGCCAAAACGGAAGGCAATGATCTGGAGTAATCGGTATATAAGTGCATGTCGTGGCACTATCAAAATGATTTAGTTGAAGAAATACCTGAAGGCATCATTGGCTTCGTTTATCTCATCACAAACAATCGATCCGGACAGAAGTACATAGGCAAAAAATTAGCACAATTTAAGCGTACTAAACCACCACTCAAAGGCAAAAAACTTAAAAGACGTAGCACAGTAGAAAGCGATTGGCGCGAATACTTTGGTTCATCAGATAGGTTAAACGCAGACGTCCACGAATTAGGTCCGGAAAACTTCACACGAGAAATACTTTATTTTTGCAAATCCAAGGCAGAGATGTCTTATCTAGAGGCAAGAGAGCAGTTCGAACGCAGAGTTTTAGAAACTGACGAATACTATAACGGCATTATCAATGTTAGAGTAGGCGGATCAAATATACTAAGACAGCGTTTATTAGAACAAGCACAGGCAAAATCAAACGGTTAATGGCTAGCGCAGGCTAAATTCGTGCGCTCTATACCTGGATCACGGATCGCAGGGACGGAATTCTCTTGCCGTTAAGAGTACTCAGCAACTATCCTTAACAGGACGAGGATCGCAAACTGCCGCGGTTTTGCTGTTTTAAGAAGAAAGGCCCAAAGAGAGGAGAAAAACCTCACGTAAGCAAGTATGATAGCGTATATTTGTTTACCGCCGTTGTGATAAGACGGAGCTCGTGGTACCGGACAACCGCCACTGTAATGCTCTAACGCTGTGTGACATTGTGCAACTCAGATAATGTTTTTAACTTTGCCCTGTGCGGGCGAAGTGTGACTGAACAATCTAGATAATGCTAAAGTGCTTCGCACTTAATAATGCTCTATCATTAATAAAGAAAGAAATAGTTCGAGCGATAGCGAAGAACAGATGAACGCAGTGAATCTTGAAGTATTAGAAGAAAGGTAATCCTGATTTCTTAGTAGTTTCTAGATTATCTTTAATAATTTCTGATATGATTTCACGATCTTCTACACTTAATGCAAAAGCATCATCTAATGAAATACCGCCTCTCATGTACCAAGTTATTTTAATAAGATCTGTGCGAACGGCTTTGACTTCTTTATCAAGCCCTTCAACGACTCGCAATGCGTCTTCGAGGTTAAGGTTGAAGAGCTTTATGCGAAAAAATTTGATGCGTCTAGTGAAATAGGAGTTTCAAATTCTTCCGGAGCACCTTCGTCGCGTTCTTCTTGTGTAGTTACAATTTTGAACATAGGCATAGTAAACTTGTCACGTTGTTTTTCAAGATGATCTGTGACTTTGTTAAAGAATTCTTTATCTGAATTACTGACGAATTCGCTGATATACGCTGGATCAGTAACTTCTCCGTCTGGCGTAACAATTTTAATAATACTTCTAACAATAGTTCCAATATTGATTTCTGTTAGAATTTTAAAACTTTTATTAAATTGTTCAATTTTTTGTTGTTCTGAAAGTTCTTGACTGTTAACTATACTGAATATTCTCTGTTCTTCCAGCGTTTTAATTGAATTTTTAGTGAATTCTTCGTAGTTAATAGGATGTACAAATGCAGTTAATTCGTCGTTTATTTTAATTTCAGTGTCGTAAACAGCAGACAGCAGTTTATCTAACGCTAGTCTTAAATCAGTGGTATATGTTTTAGTTACGCTGGTATTAGGAATACTGATATCAAGTTCAATTTGTTCACCATAAGTAGCAATACGGATGGCAATCAGTATAGCATCTAAATCGATACTAGGAATCATCCATGCATTTTTAATGTTTGGCATGCAACTCTGTATAACATCGACAGTACTTTGACCATTCATTAACGCATCAGGAGTCTTAATTGCAATTTCATCTCTTGCAGTCATAGCGTATACTGGAAATTCCATATTCTGGGTAAATTCTATTGAGCCTTTAGGATAAAAATTGCCACTACTAGGCAGTTTAACATATAGTTTTGGCTGTCTAAAATACTTCTTTAAAGGATTCATTCCTTGTTGTTCTTGGTTTTCCATGCGTTTTTTAACTCCACTAAATAATAGTACTGCTCGTCTTATTATTTATATACGCAGTTTTTGACGGAAAAATAAATGCCAATAAAAGTCACGATACCTAATTACGGTACAGTATTAGTCGAAGGAGCCGCAGAAGAATCTACAATGCGTCAGATATTGACGGCATTGAATAAAGGTGCAGGTACTACATCAGGCTCTAAATCTGGTACAGGTGGCGTGCCACCTGGTGGCGGAGACACGGCCGGCGATAAAGCCACGGCCGATGCTAAAAAGAAAGGCGAAGCGGCAGAAAAAGGGTTTACTGATTCACTAAATGTTTTTGGCGATGCATTAGAAGGTACAGCACAGACTTTCGGTAAATCATTTTCTAATACAACACCGGCAATTAAAGACTTTACTGGTTATTTGGCATCGATGCCACTGGCGAATCTCAAAGGTGTCAGCGGAGTAATAACACAGTTTGGCGGAGTTTTAGACGACCAAGTACAGATTTTTAGACACTTATCACAGTCTGGTATTGACTTAGGTGATTCTTTACTAACTGCACAGTTAAAAGCCGGCGAAGCAAGACTTCCGTTAGAGATATTTGCTCGGACAATTAAAGAAAATTCCACATCACTGTCTATGGCATTTGGTTCTGCCAGCCAAGGCGCAGATAAATTTGCTTCGATACAGGGCAAGTTTATGGCATCTAGTGGTCAAAAATTTGCCGCACTAGGGTTTAGTATGGATGAACTAGCAACTTACAATGCTAGTTACATGGAACAGTTAAACAGAAGCGGTAAACTTCGCAGTATGAGCGATGCTGAAGTAGCCGCTGGCGCAGAAAAATATAATCAAGAACTAGATAAGATGGCCAAGGCTACTGGCATATCTAGGCAGCAGTTAGACGAAGCCAACAAAGCCACACAGCGCGATGCTAGAATGAAACTAGCATTATCAAAATTAGATACAGATCAACAAACCGCAGTTAATGCTAAAATTGCACAGTTAAATCAGATGGATCCTAGTGGTCAACTAGCCGCAGGTTTTAAAGATTTAATTGCTGGTGGTGGTGTAGCACTGACCAAAGAAGCACGTAACTTTACAATGACTATGCAAGCCGCAGGAGTTGATGCTGGCAAAATGACTAGAGACATTTCTAAAGGTCAAGCAGGTGCTATTGAACAAATGAATGCCGGATTCTATAAAGCCGGCAAAGCGGGAGAACAACTGTCAGAAGGTCAACGAACACTGGCAATGGCCACAGCAACTATGGGTCAACAGATTCCTTCGTTGGGACTTGCACAGATGGCTGGCATGCAAGATACCAATGCCGCTATTGATAAGGCTAGAAAAGAACAGGCAGAAAAAGAAGCAGCCGCGGCAAAAGATCCAACTCGAGCAGTAGCAGGACTAGATCAAACTTTAACACAGATACAAAATTCATTTAAGAAATCATTTATCGAAACAGGTACATTAGATTTAACTGCTAAAGGAATGAAAATGGCCGCTGATGCAGGTATGGCCGCCGCCGACAAATTTGCAGAAATTGATCCTTCACGAAGAATGATAACATTATTTGGCGCAGAAACAGCCAAAGTGTTGGTAAATGATCTTGTTAAGTTGGGCGGAGCCGCTGCCGCAACCTATCTTGGTGCTAAAGGCGCAGGTATGGCCTATGACAAATACAAAGATATGAAAGATGGAAAACCTCCGGCAGCAGAACCTGCTAAGACTGATACAAAGAAACCTGGAGGCACTCCTGAAAAACCGGGATCGACTACCGGCAAAGTATTAAAAGAAGGTGCAGAAGAACTTGGAGAGAAACCAAGTTGGTGGCAAAAAGCCATGGGCGCCTTCAAGAGAAATAGATACGTTTTATTAGGAACTACTGTTGCTGGAGCCGCTGTTTATTTTTCAGACGAACTAATAGACATGGCTACTCCAGATTTTTTAAAAGCAAGAAAGACTTTTGAAACAGGAGGATCGAATACTAGCGGAGTTACTACAAATAATGCCACAGCCGGTGCAAATATTCCTCAGAATATGCAACCTGGAGTCAATAATCAAACTGTTACAGGACAAATGAGTAAAGAAGTTGCCGATCTCAATGCCGCACTTAAATCTACAGATTTTTCTAAATTGGCTATACCAGAATCTGTAGGAGCAAGCATTGATCAGAGTGTTATTAAATTAAAAAATCTCAAAGATACTATCAGCACAACTACATCTGCTTTCAAAGATCTAAACACAGTAAACTTAACCACACTAAATGAAAGTATCAATAAACTCAACACAACAGTTGAAAAACAAAGCACACAGCCAAAAGCAGAAAAAGTTTCAGCAGTTGTGCCTCCAGGTGCGGAAAAAGAAATGGTAGCCTTGTTGAATCAGTTAAATATGAACATGGGCCAGATGGTATCGCAACAGTCGGACGCTGTAGATTATTTGAGCAAGACAGCCAAATACACTAGACAAGCAACCGGAAATATGGTATAATAGGAATTAATAATGAGTTGGAAAAGACATTTCTCTCCAGTAACAACAGGCAACGTAAGCCCAATATCTGGTGCTGGCGGCAAAATGGGACCAGCACGTTCCAACTATAGTTCCTATCTACCTGATGTATATACAGGATCTCCTAATCGTATTGAACGCTATATGCAATACGATACTATGGACTGGGACAGCGAAGTTAATGCCGCACTAGACATTCTAGCAGAATTTTGCACACAGAAAAATAAAGAAAACGGCACACCATTTACATTAAATTTTAGAAATCGTGCTACAAATTCTGAAATTAAAATACTAAAAGAATACCTACAGCAATGGACAAAGTTACAACAACTTGATACGAGAATGTTCCGTATTGCTCGTAATTTGTTCAAATACGGCGATGGATTCTTTGTTCGTGACCCAGAAACACAAAAATGGTACTACATTGATCCAGGTAAGGTAGTTAAGATTATTGTCAACGAAAGCGAAGGTAAAAAGCCTGAGCAGTATGTTATACGTGATTTAAACGTTAACCTACAAGATCTTGTAGTAACACAGATTAATCCTAACACACAAAACACGCAACCTGGCGGTGCCGCTTATGTACAAGGTGGTAGCGGTGCGAGAGGTATGACTGGTGCATATCCACAACAATCTGGTACAAGATTTAGTAAAAGTCAAAATGAATTTGCCATCGATGCAAAACACGTAGTTCATCTAAGCCTAAGTGAAGGTTTAGATAATAACTTCCCATTTGGCAATTCATTATTAGAATCAGTATTCAAAGTATACAAGCAGAAAGAATTACTGGAAGATGCGATTATTATCTATCGTATACAACGTGCTCCAGAGCGTAGGATTTTTTATATTGACGTAGGTAATATGCCTAGCCACTTGGCCATGGGATTTGTAGAGCGAGTTAAAAATGAAATCCATCAGCGTCGTATTCCAAGTTCAACTGGCGGCGGAAGTGCGATTGACAGTGCTTACAATCCGTTAAGCATTAACGAAGATTACTTCTTCCCGCAGACAGCAGAAGGTCGCGGTAGTAAAGTTGAAACACTACCGGGCGGTACTAACCTTGGCGAAATTGATGACTTGAAGTACTTTACTAATAAGTTGATGCGAGCTCTACGTATTCCTAGCAGTTACTTGCCGACTGGTGCAGATGACAGTCAAGCGGCTTTCAATGACGGCAGAGTTGGTACAGCATACATTCAAGAACTTCGTTTTAACAAATACTGTGAACGTTTGCAAACTTTAATGATTCAAACGTTTGATACACAGTTTAAATTATTTTTGTATAACAAAGGCGTAAACATTGACTTTGGATTGTTTGATATTAAGTTCCAAAGCCCGCAGAACTTTGCCGCATATCGTCAGGCAGAGTTAGACAATCAACGTATCAGTACATTTGCACAGGTAGTTGCATTACCATTCATTGCAAAACGATTTGCACTGAAACGATTCTTAGGTATGTCCGACGAAGATCTAGCAGAAAATGAACGTCTATGGAAAGAAGAAAGTGGTATGGCTAAGGCTACATCGCAGGATGCCGCAGGAGAATTACGTACCGCCGGAGTAAGTCCAACAGGTATCGCCGCAGATGCTAGTGCAATGGCTGGAGCAGAACCTGCACCAGAAGGCATGGCTCCAGAAGCAGGCGCAGAAGGTGCTCCGCCAGCAGAAGGCGCACCAGCCGCAGGCGCACCACCAGCATAAATACTATTATGATCCTACGTGAACTATTTTATTTTAATCGTAATACTGCTGACTTTGAGCAGGATGACAAATATATCTCTCACAGAGATACCGATGTTCTTAGCGGTTTAGACGACACTCGTAAAACTAGATTAACTCTAGGACAGATCAACGAGTTACGCAGAGCAAGTGATCAACACATCAAAGAAACTGAAGCCGAGTTAGAATTTATTGCTCGAATGTACGCGGCACCTCCTCCAGCCGCTTGATAAATTAATACATGAATCATGCCTTTGTATTAGGCAACGGACGTAGCCGTATGGCCGTTGATCCTATTAGACTGAAATCTCTTGGTAAATTATACGGTTGTAATGCAATATATAGGGACTGTGACCCTGATTATATTGTGTCTGTAGATCCAAAAATGGTTCTAGAATTAACAGATAAAGCAGTACATCGACGTATACCAGTATGGACTAATCTCAATACAAAAATAAAAAATATCGCCGGATTGAACTTTTTTGATCCAGCAAAAGGCTGGAGCAGTGGGCCCACAGCACTATGGCTAGCCAGCACACACGGATACGAAACTGTTTATATTTTAGGATTCGATTACGTGGGAATTAATGACAAACTAAACAATGTTTACTCGGATACTCCTAACTATAGACGTAGTGTAGAACCTGCAACCTTTCACGGTAACTGGCAAAGACAGACCGAAAGTGTTATAAAAGAATTTACTAAAACTAAATATGTTAGAGTTATTGAACCAGGCGCAATAGAGTTTGGTTGGAAAAAATATGACAATTACAGTACATTAACTTATGATGAGTTTAAAACTGTAATATTTTATTAAAATATCGTATTTTGAACCGGTTTGTACCGGTTTTTTTTATGTGCATAGTAAATACATCGACAGCCTTGCGGGTAGAAATGCCCCACATTTATATAGGAGAATAACATGACTGATCGCGCAAAGTTCGAGCAGATGCTTGAATATCTAATTAATGAAGACAAACAAAAAGCCGAAGAATTGTTCCACGAGTTAGTGGTAGCAAAGTCTCGCGAAATTTACGAAAACTTGTTAGACGATGATCTAACATTTGATCAACCAACAGAAGAAGAGTTTGGTTTAGAAGCAAAAGATGAACCACAAGACGACTTGCTTAAAGACATCGAAGCCGACGACGAGCCATCAGATGGCATGGGCGGCATGGACGACATGGAAGGTGGCGATGAAGAGCCAGCAACTGTAGGCGACTTAGACCTAATGAAGCAAGACATTATCGACGCACTAACCGCAGAATTTGAACAAATGATGGGCGGCAAGGGCGAAGAAGGTATTCCTCCAGGCGGCGAAGAAGAAGGTCCAGAAGCACCAGAAGGTGAAGCACCAGAAGGTGAAGAAGAAGAGCCTAAAGAAGATTTCGTTATGGAATACGTAGAAAAAGTATCTCCACCAAAGCACGGTGACAACGGTTCTAACAACAAGTCAATTGTAGCCAACAAGAACGACATGGGCGGTGTTAACGGCATGGGCGGGAAGCGTGAAGCAGACGGCAAAGGCGGTACACAAGGTGGATTGGCAAATCCATCGACAAAGGATTTGAATTCTGGTAATGTAAACACACCAGGTTCAAAAAATGCGACAAAACTAAGTAGCGTAGCAAAAGGTCATGGCGCAGAGAAGAAAGGCTCCGCCGAAAGCGGTGCTTCAACTACCAGCATTATCGGTAGTAAGTAAGATTAATTAAGGCCCAAACTAGATGAGCAATTTCTACTTACGTGAGAATTTAACATTCGACCAAGCCCGAATGGTTGTGGAGTCGGATGGCACTGATGGTAAAAACATGTACCTCAAAGGTATTTGTATCCAAGGTGGCATTCGTAACGCCAATCAGCGTGTGTATCCTGTGAGCGAAATCGGCAGGGCTGTCAAAACACTAAACGACCAGATCACTGGCGGGTATTCAGTTCTTGGCGAAGTAGATCATCCAGATGACTTAAAAATTAATCTTGACCGTGTAAGCCATATGATCACAGAAATGTGGATGGATGGACCAAACGGTTATGGCAAAATGAAGATCCTTCCGACACCTATGGGACAACTAGTGAAAACTATGTTAGAAAGTGGAGTGAAGTTAGGAGTTAGTTCACGCGGATCCGGAAACGTCAAGGAAGACGGTTCCGGTGAAGTATCGGATTTCGAGATTATTACAGTTGATGTAGTAGCTCAACCATCTGCCCCGGGAGCGTATCCAACGCCCATTTATGAGCATCTCATGAATACGAGGGGAGGTTATAAGGCATTTTTAACAGCACAAGAAGTCTCAGGCGACAAAAAGGCACAGCAATACTTAAAAGAAAGCCTATTAAAAATAATAGGTGGACTCCAATCATAAGGGAGAATCACAATGTTGGATGCACTTAAATCATTATTCGAGAACAATGTGATTTCTGAAGAAATCAAAGCAGACATCGAATCTGCTTGGAATGCTAGAATCGCTGAAAACCGCGAACAGGCTACTCAACAACTACGCGAAGAATTCGCACAAAAATACGAACACGACAAACAAACAATGATCGAAGCAATCGACACAATGATTGAAGATCGTTTGTCAGTAGAAATCCAAGAATTTGCAGAAGATCGTACACAGTTAGCAGAGGCAAAAGCTCGCTATGCTGTGGCTATCCGCGAACATTCTAGCAGACTTAATGAGTTCGTAATTCAATCATTGGCTACAGAAATTTCTGAACTTCATGAAGATCAGAAAGTCATGGCTGAGAATTTTGGCAAGTTAGAGCAGTTTGTAGTCGAAGCATTGGCTAAGGAAATTGCAGACTTCTACGATGACAAGAAAGATTTGGCTGAAACCAAAGTTCGTCTTGTTAAAGAAGCAAAAGAACAGTTTGCTCAACTTAAGAGCAAATTTATCAAGACTTCAGCAGAACTTGTTGAATCTGTTGTTAAACAAGGTCTTGAAACAGAAATTAATCAACTTAAAGAAGATATTGATCAAGCTCGTCAAAACGATTTTGGTCGTAAGATCTTCGAAGCATTTACAACAGAATACCAAAATAGTCTACACAATGAAAAGAGTGAGACTAGTAAACTGTTAAAAGTAATTGCAGAAAAAGAACAAAAACTCGCAGAAGCACAAAGCATCATTTCACAAAAACAATCATTAGTTGAAAGCACACAGCAAGAAATTGCTCGCGCACAAGAAACTGCTGAGCGTCGTGAAGTAATGGGTGAACTTCTAAATCCTCTAAACAAGGATCAAAGAGAAATTATGAGCGAGTTACTAGAAAGTGTGCAGACTGCAAAACTACGTACTAGTTTTGACAAGTACCTACCAGCAGTTTTGAGTGGAAGCACACCGGAGAAGAAGAAGGCACTAGTAGAGGCAAAAGAAATCACAGGCAATAAAGAAATTCATAGCATTAGTAGTGCTACAGGCCAGGCCGATGTAATTGACATTCGTCGCCTTGCTGGATTAAAATAAGGAGAAATTTATGTCAGAACTACTAGAAAGCCGCTGGCAAGAAACTAAAGAGGCACTATTAGAAGGCCTTCAAGGTACCAAGCGTTCAGTTATGGGAGTTACTTTAGAGAATACTCGTAAGTATCTTTCAGAATCTGCAAGCGCAGGTGCTACTTCTGCCGGTAACGTCGCAACACTTAACCGCGTGATCCTTCCAGTGATCCGTCGTGTTATGCCAACAGTTATTGCCAACGAATTAGTTGGTGTACAACCAATGACTGGTCCAGTCGGTCAAATCCATACTCTACGTGTTCGTTACGCAGAGACTGGTGAATTTGCCGCTGGTACAGAAGCATTAAGCCCATTTGCAATCGCTCAGGGTTATTCTGCTAACTCATCATCTGCGACAGCTCGTGCTGCCGCTACAGCCGCACTAGAAGGTGTTGCTGGTAAGAAGATGAGCATTCAAATCTTGAAACAAACAGTTGAAGCCAAGACTCGTAAATTGTCTGCACGTTGGACATTCGAGGCTGCTCAAGATGCACAAGCCCAACAAGGTATTGACATCGAAGCAGAAATCATGGCTGCTCTTGCTCAAGAAATCACTGCTGAAATCGATCAAGAAGTTCTTGGTTCTTTAGCAACATTGGCTTCAAGCAACGGTAACAACCAAGCGTTTGACCAAGCCACTGTAAGTGGTACAGCAACATTCGTTGGTGACGAGCATGCCGCATTGGCAGTTCTAATCAACCGTGCCGCTAACGTTATCGCACAACGCACACGTCGTGGTGCTGGTAACTGGGCTGTTGTTAGCCCATACGCATTGACAA